GGCCGCTGCTGGTGCCGCGGGAATGGGCCGAGTTCGAGTGCCAGACCCTCGCGCTAGCCGCCGGGTTCGGGGTGCCCGACTCGCCCGCCGCGCTGTTCGAGCCGCCCGCAGACCCGCCTCTCCGACCGGAGTAGGCGACGACGGTCCGGCGCAGGTTGCCCGCCTCGCGCCGGACCGTCACACTTGATCGCGAGGCGGGCACCTCATGAGAGGTATGCCCGCGTGACCCTTCTGGACGACCTGCGGACCAAGCGCGCGACCGCGCGGGCCGCCGCCGACGAGATCCTGACCCGCTCGGCCGACTCGGGGGAGCCGCTGTCCACCGACGACGCCGCGGCGCACGCCCGGGCCGTCGCCGACGCCACCGAAGCCGCCGACGCGATCGAGGCGTACCTCGCCGACCAGGTCGCCGAGCTGCGGGCGGGTGCCGCCCGCACCGCCGGCCGGCCGGTGCTGACCCGGCAGTCGGCGGACACGATGAAGGCGTTCCGGTCGGCGCTGAAGTCGCGCTATTCGGAGCCGATCGAGGTGTACTCGGAGCTGCCCGACGAATGGTCCGACGACCTGCCCGAGGTGATCCACGGGCGGACCGGCCGGGTGCAGGTCCACACCCGGGACACGCTGAAGACGACCGCCACGCAGGCGCTGTCTACCGACGTCTACACGAACATCGTGCGGCACCTGGTCGAAACGTCGAGCCTGATGGCGGCCGGCGCCACGGTGGTCACCACGGCGACCGGTGAGGACCTGGTCATCCCGAAGTCGACCGGGTTCGTGACCTCGAACATCATCGGTGAGGGCCAGTCGATCACGGAGTCGGATCCGACGCTGGCCACGGTCACGCTGAAGTCGTTCAAGTACGCGAACTACTTCGAGATCAGCCGGGAGCTGGCCGACGACACGCCGACCAACCTGCTGGACTTCCTGGCCACGCAGGCGGCGCTGTCGCTCGGGCTCGGCGCCAACGGCTACGGCGACGACCTGATCAACGGCACCGGCACCACCCAGCCGCGCGGGCTGCTGCTGGACGCCGCGACCGGGGTCACCGGCCCGGTCGGCACCGGCACGTCGCTGGGCGCCCAGGGCACCACGAACCAGGGCACCGACGCGCTGTGGAACCTGGTCGGCTCCGTCGCCGAGCCGTACGCCGAGTCGCCGTCCGCGGCATTCATCATGCGCAACGCCAGCAACATCATCGTGCGGAAGCTGCGGGACACCACCGGGCAGCCGGTGCAGGGGCTCACGACCCGCGGGCAGATCCTCGGCTACCCGTCCTACGTGGACCCGTTCATGCCGGCGATGGCCAACACTGTCGAGTCGATCGCGTTCGGCGACATGAGCAAGTATTTCGTCCGCATCGTCAACGGGGTGCGGTTCGAGCGGTCGGACGACTTCCGGTTCCAGGACGACCTGGTCGCGTTCAAGTGCATCATCCGGCTCGACGGCGCCCTGGTCGACACCGGCGCCGTGAAGACCTTCGTCAACACCACCTGAGCCGATGTGGCCATTCCGTCGCCGGACCGCAGCCGGCGAGACGCACGACCGGGCGACGTTCAACATCGGCGCCATGCCGCCCGGCAATTCGTGGCTGTCGCCGTCCTACGGCTCGCCCGGGAACAGCAAGGCGGGCGTCACCGTCACCGCGGACACGGCACAGGCGTTGCCGGCGCTGTACGGCTGCGTCCGCGTGATCGCCGAGCTGTCGTCGGGCCTGCCCATCCACGCCTACCGCGACGGCAGCAAGGAGCCGGTGGACCCGCAGCCGCGGATCCTCGTCGAACCGTCCGCGGACTTCGCGTTCGACGAGTGGGCGCACGCCGTGCTGCGGGCGGTCCTGACCACCGGCAACCAGTTCGGCTTGATCGTCGATCGGGACGGCGCGTCGCTGCGGCCGACGCAGGTGGAGCTGTTGGCCGACGGCCGGGTCACCGTCGCCGACGAGACCGACCACGCCCGCGGCGGCACCCGGCGGACCTACCGGCTCGACGGTCAGCGGATCGACCGCGAGGAGCTGTGGCACTTCCGCGGCCACGTCGCCGCCGGGAACGTGCTCGGCCTCTCACCGGTCCGGTACGCCCGGGAGACCATCGGCCTCGGTCTCGGCGCCGCCCGGTTCGCCGGAGACTTCTTCGGCGGCGACTGCGCCCCGCTCGGCGTCATCCAAGGCACCGGCGAGGGCGCGATGCCGTGGGCCAACCAAGCGTCGACCGACGCCGCGATGGAACTCTGGGCCGCCCGCCGGACCGGTAGGCGCCGGACCGCGATGCTGCCGCCCGGTTCCAAGTGGCAGCAGGTCAGCCTGTCGCCGTCGGACGTGCAACTCATCGAGACCGAGCGGTGGACCGCGCAGCAGGTCTGCGCGACCTACGGCGTGCCACCCGAGGAAATCGGCATGTCGTCCGGCAACTCGATGACGTACGCGAACCTCGAAACCCGCGGCCTCGCACTGCTGAAGTTCGGGCTCGACCCGTGGCTCATGCGCTTAGAGCGGCGTATCACCCGGGACTTCCTCCCGCGCGGTCAGTACGCGAAGTTCACCCGCGCCGGGCTGCTGCGCACCGACACCCTCGGCCGGTACCAGGCATACGAGATCGGCGTCCGCGGCGGCTGGCTGACCGTCGAGGAGGTGCGCGCGTGGGAAGACCTGGAGCCGCTGACCGCCGAGCAGGTCGCCGGCCGCCGGATGCTGGAGGCCGTCGCGTGATCCACACCCGCACGTTCGCCACCGATCTGCACGCTCGCGACGACTCCCGCGAGTTCACCGGCACGCTCGTCCCGTACGGGCAGCAGGCCACCGTCACCGAGTTCGGCCGGACCTATGTCGAGGACTTCGCGCCCGGTGCCCTGGCCGCGGACGTGGCCCGCGCGGGCGAGGTGGAGCTGATGGCGCTGCACCCGCGGTCCGGCGCCGAGATGCCGGTCGGGATCACCGTCGAGCTGCTCGACACGCCGACCGGACTCGATGGCCGGTGGCGCGTCAGCGAGACCGACTTCGGCAACGACGTGCTGACGCTGGTCCGGGACCGGGCGCTGCGGTTCCTGTCCGCCGGCTTCGCCGAGGGCCGCAACCAGTGGCACACCCGCGACCGCGTCACCCGGCTCACGGCGTCGCTCGACCACGCCGCACTCGTTCGGCGTCCGGCCTACACCGGCGCCCGGCTGCGTGCCGCGCAGGGCCGGCACGACCCCCTGCTGCTGCTGGCCCGGCTGAGGCTGCGGTGACATGGTCCGCACCGGCAACCCACCCACACGCTCGGCCGGCCGCAGCGGCCGACCGTGGCGCAGGGTCCGTGCTCAGGTCCTCCGCGCCTCCGATGTGTGCTGGATCTGCGGGCATCCGGGCTCGGACACCGTCGACCACCTGGTGCCGCTGAGCATGGGCGGCCCGCCGCTCGACCGGTCCAACCTCGCCCCCGCGCACGGCGTCAACCCGTGCGGTAGCTGCGGCCGTCGCTGCAACCCGTCGCGCGGCGACGGCCGCACCTACCGCGGCCGACCGCGCCAGCACGTGCTGCCGTTCCCGACGTCGCGCCGATGGTGACCGCGCGGGTTCTGACCGGCGGGCCGGCTGACCCCCTCGACCCTGTTCCGCGCGCGCGCACCGGCGGAAGTTCAGCCGGGGCCAACGAGTCGGCCGTAGACGCCGCCGTGGCGGCCCTGGGGACGCCGGAGCGCGACCCGACGTGGCCGGCGCGGGTAGAGCTGGCCCGAACACTGGCCCGGCTGATGGACGGCGGCTCAGAGACGGCGACGGCCGCGGTCGCGCGGGAGTTGCGGTTCGTGCTGGCCAGCCTGACGCCGGAGGTCCCGGGCGATGACGACACGACGGAGTTCCTCACCGGCCTTTCCACCGCCGAGGTTCGGGACGCCGCGGAACCACCGGCGCCCGACGCTCGGCCCCGCCGTGGGAAGGGTCGCCGCGCGGCTGGGGACGCCGCTGATGCCGCACCAGCAGCACGTCGTGGACGTGGCCCTGGAGGTGGACCCGCTCACTGAGCGGCTCGTGTACCGGGAGGTTGTCCTCCTA